CCTTCGTCAGCGGAGACGGAAACCCTTTAAACCCTCTTGAAGTAACCCATGCGTTGCGCGCCGACGGTTTTGATGCAAGCGAAGACGGGACTGGGCGCGGCACACCGCTCGTTCCTGACATTGCCTGGTGCCTTCAAGAACGCGACGCGAAGGGCGCCGACAGCGACACCAAGGCTGGTCATTTGATCCCCATCGCTTTCAACTGGCAGAACGGTGGCGGCTATGGTGAAGCCAACGATGGGCTTGGGATCAGCGAAGACCACTCGCCACCGCTTGATCGGAGCTCGACTAAGGCTGTGGCTGTTCGAACAGCAAACACCAGCGCCAACGGACACGGCATCGCCGATAACGTGGCTCACACGCTTGACCAAGCGCAGGGCCAGGCCGTCTCTCACTCGGCCACGGTTCGTCGGCTCACGCCTCGAGAGTGCGAACGCCTTCAAGGGTTCACGGATGACTACACGTTGGTGAAGTACCGCGGCAAGCCAGCTGCGGACGGACCTCGCTACAAAGCACTCGGAAATTCCATGGCGGTACCGTGCATGGCTTGGATCGGTTCTCGCATTGCCCAGGTTGATGCGATTCTCGCACCGCTACAGGCGAAATCATAATGACCGTCCTCCGTCCCTACCAGACCGTGATCATCGACCAGGCGCGCGACCTCATGCAGCGCGGCGTGCGCTCAATGCTCATTCAATCGCCGACCGGCAGTGGCAAAACGCTTCTCACCGCTCACATGCTCGGAACTGCAGCGTCAAAGGGGATGTCCTCATGGTTCACGGTTCATCGCCGCGAGCTCGTGAAGCAGTCGATAAGGACGTTCAACGACGTTGGTATTCGCTTTGGGGTCGTCGCCGCAGGATTCTTCGAGGCACCCCGGGCACCGATCCAGATCGCCTCGATCCAAACGCTTGCTCGTCGCTATCAGAGGCTACGCAGACCGAGACTGATCATCTGGGACGAGTGCCACCACATCGCCGCCGGCAGCTGGGCCGCGATCCATAAGTCCCTTCCTGACGCATTCCATATTGGACTGACCGCCACGCCCGAGAGGCTGGACGGCAAGGGTCTCGGCGACTTCTTCCAAGAGATGATCAACGGTCCGTCGGTGGCGTGGCTGATCGAGAACGGATACCTCGCACCCTATCGCCTCTATGCCCCGTCGTCGGTGAATGTCTCTGGCGTCCACACCAAGATGGGCGACTACGTGAAGTCTGAACTCGCGGCCGTCGTTGACCGCCCGACGATCACCGGCGATGCGATCAAACATTATGTGAAGTACGCGGCTGGCAAACGCGCGGTTGTGTTCTGCGTCTCGATCGAGCACTCCAAGCACGTGGTCAGCCAATTCCAAGCGGCGGGAATTCCCGCTGCCCACGTGGACGGTGAGACCGATGTCGCAGAGAGAGATGCAGCAATTAAAAAGTTTGAGAGAGGCGATGTGCGAGTTCTGTCCAATGTCGAACTCTTCGGGGAAGGATTTGATCTACCGGCGATTGAGGCGGCAATTCTTCTTCGGCCAACACAAAGTCTTGGACTGTACCTACAGCAAGTCGGGCGTGCGTTGCGGCCTTCTCCGGGGAAGGCCCAAGCCATCATCCTTGATCACGCCGGGAACTGCCAGCAGCACGGCCTCCCCGACGAGGATCGAGTTTGGTCACTGCTCGGACGGGACTCCGGCCACAAGCAAAACGGTGACGCTGGGCCCAGCGTGCGTATTTGTCCACGCTGCTTCGCGGCGCAGTTCTTCGCGCGCACAACGTGCCAGTTCTGCGGGACGGCGTTCGAAACGAAGCCGCGACAAGTGGATCACGTCGATGGCGATCTCGTGGAAGTCGATCCGGCGGTCATCCAGGCGCAGCGACGCCGCGAACAAGGCAGGGCAGAAACGCTCCAAGACCTGATCGCAATTGGTAAACAGCGCGGCTACAAGAAACCCTACGCATGGGCTCATCACGTATTTCAGGCACGCCAGCGACGGAAGCTGGCAGAAGGACGCATCGTATGAACGACCCGAACGATTCAGCGGTAGTCATCGGATTCATGGTGGCCGGTTTCTCCGGTGCAATCATGGGCTTTCTCTTCGGTTGGCTTCTATGGGGATGATCAACGCGTGCATCATTCCCGAGTGCGATCAACGGATCTCGAAATCGAAGATTATGTGCATGCGCCACTGGCGACGTGTGCCGCGGTCGATCAAGGAACGGATCTGCGACGCCTACATTCCCGGCTACAGTCGCGGTGTGATCGTGGCGCAAGAGTTTATCGATGCGATGAAAGACGCAGTTCTATCTGTGCGCGAGGACGCGTACCGATTCGCGCGGAAGTGACGTGTCGACGGAAACACCAATACTTCGTCGCGTCATGGTTGCGCTCGCAAAGATGGGTGCGCGCGTCTTCCGAAATCAAGTCGGAACGTATGAGCTAAAGGCCGGCGGATATTTATCGTCAGGACTTTGCAAAGGTTCTTCTGATGTTGTAGGTTGGCAAACCGTTTTTGTAACACCCGAGATGGTCGGCAGGAAAATCGCAGTGTTTGTAGCGATCGAAGTGAAGACGCCCACCGGTCGAATCACAGTAGAGCAACAACAATTTTTGAACGTCGTCGACGAAGCCGGTGGGATAGCAGGGATTGCACGATCCCCCGAGGAAGCAATTTCGCTCATCAGGGGGGCGATTGCCAAAAAAACTTCTTGATTTTAAGGGACTGTCGGAGGCCCTACTTGCGCGCTCGCGCGAGTTCATTCCGCAATGGTTACCCGGTGGAAAACTCATCGGCCGGGAATGGACCTGCGCATCGCTACGCGGCGGGCCCGGAGAATCCTGTAAAGCAAATTTTGAAACTGGGAAGTGGTCGGACTTCGCCGGCGATGAACGGGGTGGCGATCTCGTCAGCCTCTACGCTGCGATCCAGAACATCACTCAAGCTGCGGCCGCCAAACAACTGGCCGCCCAAATTGGTTTCCAACTCAGTCCTGCCGAAGAACCTGCCAAGCAACCTCCCAAAGAGCATCAGATAACCGCACCGCCCGATGGCGTGATTGTTCCGCCCATGGTCCATGTCAGGCACGGTCAGCCTGTGGCCACCTGGCCCTACCGAGATTCGGCCGGGAAGCCCATTTTCTACGTGGCCCGCTATGACACCCCTACCGGCAAGGAATTCTCGCCCTGGGCGTGGAGTGCGAGCGTAGGACGATGGGTTCAGAAGGGCTTCCCAAGTCCGCGTCCACTTTACGGGCTCGAGCTCTTGGCAGAACGCCCGGATGCAGCGGTGCTTTTGGTCGAAGGCGAGAAGGCGGCCGACGCAGCGCGCAAGATCGCCGGCCATGTGTACGTGGTGGTGACGTGGCCGAACGGGGCGAAGGCCTGGGACAAGGCGGATTGGGCGCCGCTGCACGGGCGCAAGATTCTGATCTGGCCGGATGCGGACAAACCCGGGCTCGAAGCGATTAAAGCAATAGGTCGCATCCTTTCACCGCACTGCCCCGAATTAAAGTTGATCGATACAAATGGGCAACCTGAAGGGTGGGATGCAGCTGACGCGGTAGCCGATGGCTGGACTTGGCCGAGTTTCAGGGACTGGGCAAAGCCTCGCGCATCGGTGTTTGCCCAGGCCACCGCGGTTGTGGAGAGAGGTGGCAATACTCTCGCCGCTGCCCAAGCAAACGTCCACGTCACGGTCAATACGGGCGACGACCAAGATAGTTCACCCAGCCTTTATGCCCTATACGACCAGCTGGCCCTGGCCTCGAACAACAACGGCACGCCTTATATCAACGTCGACAACGCCATGCGTGTGATCGACAGGCATCAGGATCTGACCGGCCGCATCTGGTACGACGTCTTCCACCGCAAATACTTCACGACCTGGGGCGGTCCGTTCAGAGAGTGGGGCGACAAGGACTCGATCGCTCTCGCCGAGTTCATGCAGCGCGAGATCGGTTTGCACAAAATGTCCGACGATATCGTCTACAAGGCGGTGATCCTCTACGGTCACCGCAACTCGAAGAATGCGCCGCTCGACTGGATGTCGACTCTGACCTGGGACGGAAAGGAACGGATCGAACCTTTTTTCATCGACTGCTTCGGCGCCGAGGACACGCCCTACACCCGGGCTGTCGGACGCAACTTCTGGATCTCGATGGTCGCGCGCATTCATGAGCCGGGCTGCAAGGTCGATAACATGGTCGTCCTCGAGGGGGCCCAGGGCACGTTCAAATCGACAGCGCTCGACATCATCGGCCGCAGCTGGTACGCAGAGGCCCACGAATCGGTGACGAACAAGGACTTTTTCATGGTCCTGCACGGGAAGATGATCATCGAAATCGCGGAGCTCGATTCGTTCTCGCGCGCGGAAGTCACGCGCATCAAGCAGGTCATAACCTGCCGAACCGATCGCTATCGCGCGCCCTACGGACGGGTCGCAGAAGACCACCCGCGCATGTCGATCTTCGTCGGAACCACGAACGAGACGAACTATTTAAGGGACTCGACGGGCGGCCGGCGCTTCTGGCCGATCAAGTGCCGGGATATCAACAAGGAAATGATTCGGACCGATCGCGAACAGTTCTTCGCTGAGGCCGTGGCCAAGTTCAAGCGCGGCGACACCTGGTACGAGATGCCGAAGGACGAGACCGAGAAGGAACAGAAAGAGCGGCGCCAGGCCGACGAGTGGGAAGGCGCGATCTACGATTACCTGTTGGGCAAGGGCGAGGTCATGGTTCGCGACATTGCGACGGACTGCCTGCACATCGATTTAGGCAAACTCGACGTCGGTGTGCAGCGGCGGATTGGCGCGGTGCTGACGACTCTGGGATGGAAGAGCTCTAAGGAATGGAACGGTGGGTCACAGCGACGAGTGTGGCGGAAGGCTGACGCTCAGGAAGAACTGGTGCCGTTTTAAATCTGTTGCTAGTGGCCGGAATTGAACCGGCTATCGGATTCCTGCCTTGGCTTTCCATTGCATGTCACCCCACTGGGGCAACTGGGCCGTTTGGAATCTCAGTCTCTCCTTATAGGCGACTGCGTGTCACCGTCCACGCCGCACTAGCTAAATATTGAGGATAGAGGAATCGAACCTCTGAAACTGGATACTGTTTTACAGGTACCACCAGTGCTTTTCCACTAAGCTAATCCTCAAATCTTAAGACTCCTTTCCTAAACTGCTCTTGAATTTGGCGAGGGCTTCACTTAGTTTTTCAACAGAATCCCTCATTAGAACTAAGTCCTTAACAGGGGCATTTTTCTCACTCAAAAAATATTCTATGGCCCACGCCAACCCCTTCACCTCTTCAAACTCCATCGCTGCGAGGGCTCCTTTGGCTTGCCAGTATTCATGGCCATCGGATGCGCCATTCGCTATTTCATGACGATGACCTTCTTCGGGGAACATTTTGTTCCAGTTCACAATGATTTCCCTCGCTTCCTTTAGTGATTTGATGGTCATGGCCTCACGCCGCCTTCTTCGCCCGACGGGGCGTTTGCCAATAGGGCGAGTTGCACGCCCAACACTGCTTTGGTGGCTGCGGGCGGCGTTGGATCCAAGGCTTGGCCGGGTTCGAGCCGTTGCCGCAGCGATGACAGATAAGAATCGAGGCGCCAGCGAGGATGAGTTTGTTGCGTAGGTCATTGGCAAGCGTTTTGTTCATGGCCTCGCCAAATTCTTTGATCTCGTCGCGGTTCAACATTTCGCACCTTCCTTGAGCATGGCGTCGGCCATCTTGTAGGCACGCGCAGCGAGCTCTTCGGCCTTCTCGTATCGCTGGTCTGGCGCCTGATCGCATGAGTGCGCAAGCATCCCTTCCATTGCTAGACCCGCAAACCACTTGCGCTCGGTGAGGCCGCCACGGACGAGGTTGCCTTCTCGACGAATAGCCTTAATCTCGTCTTCGACCATCTCTGCCACGGCGACGACAACGCACTGCTCGCGGTTGAGTGCGGGATTGTCTTGGCCGATCTTGTCCGCAAGTTCGGAAATTCGCTCAGGGAATCTCGGCTCGCCGGGCTTGGTCTGCAATTGAGCTCGTCGCGGCCCCGTCACTTCTGGTTCTGCGTGTAAGAATCCGTCATTCATTTTTCCCCCTATCATCAATTATTTTGTCGCCGACGCAGGGAATCCAACGTGATTCCTCTCCCGTGTCGGTGTAGCGAATCTGGTAAACCCAGAGGCCGGCGCTGTCGTTGGCGACGTACTGTCCGTCCTCCAAGATCGTGGCCTCGCGCCCGTAGAACAGCTTCAGGCGTTTGCCCTTGCCCCAGTTCAAATAGTTGCGCGGAGTCACGTCTTCGCCTCTTTGCCGTTGAGATAGGCAGAGGCTTTTTCGATGGCCTTACTAAGCCTTTCCCACCGTTCCTTCTTTTCCTCATCACTAAAATTAGGAGCCATAGCGCAAGCAAAGTTATCTGCATTATCCCTTAGCTCCCGTATCAGTTCGGTGGCGGCGTCTAGCCCTTCCTGCAAGCATAAGTGACAGTTCGGATTGGGAAGTTCATTGTCGAAATGGAATCGAGTGTGGGAACACATCTTTATTTCAGGGCTCATGGCGTCACCAACTTTTGCTCGATCAAGTAGATGAGCATCTTGGCGCGGGCGTCGGCTTCGGTGTCACTGAACTCTGTGTGGAAGGCACTTGTAATGCGTTCGGTAATCAGCCGTTTCCTCTGCCCCTTGGACACATAACATTCACAGTGAAATGGGGCGACCGGCAGCATCTCGCCGAGTTCGGCGACGGTGAAGGCGGAATAGCTTTTGATGTTCGGTCCTGTGTAGTCTTCATAATGCGTGAGGAACGCATCTAATTTGGGATGTCCGATGACCCAATACCATAGACTTTCCTGCTTCACGCCCAGATCACGGAGGCGCTTCGCGAGCTCGAGGCTGCAGACCTGGCGTTCGATGGGCATCATGGCTGCGCCCTGTAGTTGTGTTCGGCTACTGCGATGTCGATGCAGCTGCTGCAGCCACCGCGGGCGCCTTTGCATTTCTCGATGTGGAGACGCTTGCAGAGATCCAATAACACCCCGACCATCGCGTGCAGGTAGTCGACTTGGCGAATCGGTCGGTAGATGTGTCCGTCCTTGGCGTGCCAGAGGGCCATGTTGTCGCTGACCGCGATTCGATCGTGAGGCCGGCCGCAGTCTTGGCAAGGTAAGTAGCCGCGCTCAACGATGTCGCCTGGTTTCCAGGGTTTCTTTGAAGGTTGCCACGGGTCGGTGATGTTCGCGTACGACTTGGGCTTTCGATATGGGCGGTTCACGATAGAACTTCCAGTCCGTATTTTTCGCACCAGACAAGCGCTTCCCAAGCGTCCTGCAAGAAATAGGTGTTCATGACCAACGACCTTCGGCCTGGGCGATGGCCTTCTGGACTAGCTCTGAATACTCCATGGGTAAGCCCTGATCGAATCGTTCCTTGGCTTTTAGAAGTAGATTCTTTATCTCGCTCAATTCCTCATACGAGTTGACGGCGCGGACGATGATTTCTGCTTGTTCGCGGGTGCAACAATACGTCAACGTGGTAGAGCCACCATTGATGACGCCGCTTAGCGGATCTATCGTGCGAACGGCGAACCGAAGGCCCAATGCAATTCCTTCTAGCCAGGTTACTTCCTCAACTCCGTACGTCGGCGTGTGCTGCGCTTCTTTCGGATGACCCTTCGGTACGTCCAATCCACAGTTATGATCTTCTCGGCACTTCACGGTCTCACCCCCCGGCGATAGGTTCCGTCCTCGCTAATTCGATAGCGGCTCTGCCACTGGCAGTCGATGCCAGGGTGTTTCGCGTGGTTGTTCCGATCGCTCGAGCAGACAATCGCCGGCGGCTCACTCAGACGCGGACGCGCAGCCAGAGCGTTGTACGAGAGCGCAATCACAGAAGTAATGGCCATCATCAAAGGTGTAACAATCATAGGATCCTCCTTAGACCGCGGCCAGGCGCCGATGCTCTGGATGAGTGGCTTCAACGTGCGCGGCTGTCGCTTCAGGTGTTCCGTTCAACTCGGTCCAGCAGAAACCGCAGCGTTTGAAGGAGCACACCATCGTCTTCCAGGTCTCGAACGTGGGCGTCAGCGGGATCGCAACGCTCGCGACGTTCAGGCCGTAGGCGCTGACTTCGGTTTCGCCGAACTCTGTGCTCAGTCGGTACATCGCCAGCGTCTCAGTCGTGCTTGGCTCTTTCCAGTAAAAGGCAAACTTCGCCGTCTTCTTCATCGTGGTTTCGAACATGATTGTGCCCCCTGTGTTGTGACCGTTGACACCATACATATAGGTTATAACCTGTGGTGTGTCAAGAACTATTTCTGAACTAAATCAGGCCCTTACACGCCGTCGGCCGTGGCCAAAATGGTGCTTCATTCGCTCGATCCTATGGGGAAACCAGAATGTGGATGACCCGGAAGGTATGCGGAAGGCGAAAACCGTTGATCTATATATACTCTTCCACTATTCCACTACCTTCCATAAAGAATATATATATAGATATGTAATGGGTTAAAGATACTGACCTACCAACCAATAGGCAGATACACGACCGTCTTGTTAGGATTCCTAAGAAATCCAGTGGAAGGCACCCGGAAGAAGTGGAAGAAATGCGTTTAAATCGTTCTTTTCGAAAATGAGGTCTTGAGTAAGCAGAAGGCAACTGGTCGCTATTTCTGACCATTGGTTGTTGACAAGGCCTCTTTTTTTGTATGCTCCGCGACCATGAACGCACCCTCACACATTCATCACTGCACCTGCCTGCACTGCGGCTGGATCTGGGTGTCACGCCTGCCGCAGCCACCCCGTTACTGCGCCCGCTGCAAGCGCGAGAACTGGGACAAGCCGCTCGAGCTCCGGCCTCAGTCGATCAGACGCGCGGCCATCGAAAGCCGACGCCTCTATCCGATCGACAAGCTGGAAGTTGGCGAGTCGATGCTGATCAAGTGGCACGCCATGCCCAACGGCCAGCCTGATGAGCGACGCAATGCCAGCATCGGTCGCTGCGTTCGCCAGGAAGAGCAGCGCTACAACAAACAGTTCCGGCGTGAGCCAGAGCCGCTGGGCTTGCGCGTGACACGTATTGCCTAGCCCGTTGCGAAAATCGCACCGGTTATCTATACTTGCCGGGCGATGGTGAAGCAGAAAGAACCAACCTACGAAGACCGCCTGAAGGCTCTGCTCGAGAAGCCGGGCCTCATCGACGAAGTGTGCAAGCACTTGGTTGAAGGCGGCGACCTCATCGAACTCTCCAAATCCTGGGACATCCGCTATTCCGATCTATCCGATTGGCTTCGCTACGATCGCAGCGGTGAACGCCCGAAACGCCTTGCCGCTGCAGTCGAAGCCGGCAATGAGTGGGCCCGCCAGCGTGTGCTCAAAGAAATGAAGCGCATCGCCCTCGTCGACATTCGCGACGCCTACGACGAGAACGGGAACATCTTGCCGATTAAACAAATGCCCGCCGAACTTGCGGCCGCGATCGCTGCCGTCGAATCCGATGAACTCTACGAGGGCCGTGGCCCCGATCGTGAGCGCGTAGGCGACACGAAGAAACTAAAGCTCTGGCCCAAGATCGAAGCGTTGAAGGAAATCGGCAAAGAGCTCGGGATCTTTACGCCCAAGCTGAAAGTCGAAGGCACGCTCAGACTCGAAGACCTTGTGGCCGGGTCGAAGGACCAACCGAATGAAGCCGCGTAAACCACGCCGACCGAAATACTAAGTGACCCCAGCCCAAGAGAAGATCCGTCGCTGGCGCGAAGACCCTCTCTATTTCGTCACCACTGAACTCAAGGCCTCGCCTGATCCATGGCAAGCCGACACGCTCAACGCCCTCGCCGGCGGGGTGAATCCGCGTCGACGCCTCGGAATGAAGGCCTGCACTGGTCCCGGCAAATCCGCTGTGCTCGCATGGATTGGCTGGCACCGCCTCGCCTGCTTCGCCGATAAGGGTGAGCATCCGAAGGGCGCAGCGCTCTCGGGTGAAGGCCGCGACAACCTACGTGACAACCTCTGGGCCGAGCTCGCCAAGTGGCAGCAACGATCAGAGTTCCTGAAGCGCGCATTCGCTCTGAACGTCGAACGCATCTTCGCCAAGGATCACGCAGAGACCTGGTTCTTGTCCGCGCGATCGTATGCCAAGGATGCCGACTCTGAAGCGATTGGTCGCGCACTGTCAGGCCTGCACTCGCGATACCCGTTCGTTCTCTTGGATGAGACGGGCGACATGCCGGTCGAGGTTGGTCAGAAGGCGGAACAGATTTTCACGGGTGGCCCTGTCGATGCACTGATTGCCGCAGCAGGCAACCCGACAAGCCTGACGGGACTGCTCTACCACATCAGCACGATTGCGCGTGAGCTCTGGGTCGTGATCACGATCACGGGTGACCCGGATGATGCGAAGGCATTCTTCTATTCGCCGCGGTTCGGACCACAAGCCGCTGACGACGCGCGTGCGCAGCTCAAACTCTACGGTCGTGACAACCCGTGGGTCATGGCCACGATCCTCGGCCTCTTTCCGCCTGGTGGGTTCAATCAGCTGATCACGGTCGCAGACGTCGAGGCCGCGATGGAACGCATGCTCAAGCCCAATCAATACGACTTCTCGCAGAAGCGATTCGGTGTCGACGTGGCTCGCGAGGGTGACGATCGAACAATTATCTTCCCGCGACAGGGTCTGCACGCGAAGATCAAGCCGATCGAGATGCGTAACGCTAAGGGCCAGGACGTGGCCTCGCGCATTGCGCTCGCTCAGAGCAACTGGCAGGCGAAGGACATGGTGCCCGTCGAGAATGTGTTCATCGACGACACCGGTGGATTCGGTGGTTCGGTGATCGACGCCTATCAGCTGGCTGGCTACGCGCCGGTACCGGTCAACTTTTCTGGCAAGGCCGATGATGCGCGTTACTTCAACAAGCGTTCGGAGATGTGGTTCAGAATGGCTGACTGGGTGAAGAAGGGCGGATCGCTGCCTCGGCGCCCAGGCTTGCTCAAGGAATTGACCGCACCGACCTACACGTTCCACAACGGGAAGTTCAGGCTCGAGGAAAAAGACCAGATCAAAAAGCGCCTCAAGTTCTCACCGGATGAAGCCGATGGGCTTGCGCTGACCTTCGCCTTTGTCGAGATGCCCGCTTCGATTGCGGCCGTCCACCCCAGCCTCGCGGCGGGCGGAAACAAGACGGTCTCCGACTGGGATCCGTTCAGGTAGATCGACGGTAGACCCGTTCGGATTCTCCAAACACATTGATTATCAACCATTTAGCCATTGACAACATGATGCGATATTCGCAATACTTCGCCCGTGGACACATCGGTCGTAGAACGTCAGGGCGTTCTCGTTCGCCCCGCAACACTTGATGACTTGGACTGGCTCGTCATCCAGCTGAAGGATTTTTCCGACTTCTTTGCCAGCGAGCTCCCGCTTTTCCCCACCGACGAATTCGCCCGCAAGGGCATCACCGACCTGATCCAAAAACACCTTGTGCTCATTGCCTACGATCGCGAGACCGGCGAACGCATGGGCCTCATCGCCGGCGTTGTCACGCCGCATTTGTTTAATCCCGACATCACTGTTCTCGCCGAAACATTTTGGTGGGTGCCCGAGGAACATCGCGGCACACGCGCAGGCGCCATTCTTCTTGATGCGTTCATCGCCTGGGGCAAGAGGAACGCCGACTGGATCACTATCGCTTTGGAATCTCGTACGCCGATCAAAGAGACGAGCCTGCTGAAACGGGGCTTTCGTCTGCAAGAGCGGTCGTATTTGTGTGAGGTCATCTGATATGGCTGCTGTAACTGCTGCTGTTGTTGGTGCTGCTGTCGCTGTCGCCGGAACCGCTTACTCAGTGAGCGAGTCCGAGAGGGCGAAGAAGGAAGCGAAGAAAGAGAAAAAGAAACAGGAACAGAACCAGGCGAAACTCGAGCAAGAAGCGAAGGCTCACGCGGATCAGGAAGAAGCCAACGCGAACCGAGCTCGCCAGCAAGCACGCAACACCGCGCTTCGAGGTTCAGGCCAGGGCAAGAGCAGCACGATTCTGACGACGCCTCTCGGTGTCACCGGCCAAGCAACTGGCGCGGGCAAGACCCTCCTAGGAGCGTAAGTGGCCGACGTCCTCGTCAATCACGCGTACAAAGCGCAGAGCAAACGCGAGAAGAACGAACTGCTTCGCTCTCAGCTTGAGATCGAGCGCTCGTCATTTCTGCAGCACTGGCGCGATCTGGGCGATTTCATTTTACCGCGGCGTCCGCGCTTCATGATCACGGACACGAACCGCGGTGATCGACGCAATCAGAAGATCATCGATTCCACCGCAACGCTTGCGGCGCGCACTCTTCGATCGGGCATGATGGGCGGCGTCACATCCCCCGCGCGACCGTGGTTTCGGCTCACCACGCCCGACCCCGACATGGCCGAGTTCGGTCCTGTCAAAGAGTGGTTGCACGAAGTCAGCCAGCGGATGTCGACTGCCTTCCTCCGCTCGAATCTGTACAACGCACTGCCAATCGTCTATGGCGACATCGGCGTGTTCGCGACCGGATCGATGTTCATCGAGGAAGACCTGGAAGACGTGCTGCGCTGCTACCCGATGCCGATCGGGTCGTACATGATTGCCAACGACGAGAAGAACAAGGTCGCTGTGTTCTTCCGCGAATTTCGCTACACCGTCCGCCAGCTTGTTCGCAAGTTCGGCGTGATGAAACCGAACGGTCAGCCCGACTGGTCCAAGTTCTCTGAGCACGTGAAGAACGCCTGGGACAACGGCCACTATGAAACGTGGATCGATGTCTGTCACGTGGTGCAGCCCAACGACGAGTTCGACCCGACGAAACTGTCATCGCGGTATAAGCGGTTCTCGTCCTGCTATTACGAGAAGGGTTTCATGGGCGACAACAAGCCCTACCTGACTGGCGCCGACGACGATCGCTATCTGCGCGAGTCCGGCTACGACTATTTCCCAAGCCTGTCCCCTCGCTGGGAAGTCACGGGCGAGGACGCCTACGGAACTGAGTGCCCGGGCATGATCGCCTTGGGCGACATCAAAGCCTTGCAGACGATGCACAAGCGCAAGGCTCAGGCGATCGAGAAGCTGGTAAATCCACCGCTTGCGGGCCCGCCTGAACTGAGAACGACGAAAGTCTCGCTCTTGCCGGGCGACATCACCTATGCAGCGGAACGTGATGGCCAGAAGGGTCTGCGTCCGATCCACGAGGTTGACCCCCGGATTGGCGAGCTCGTCGAGGACATCCGCGAGCACCAGATGCGGATCCAGCGGTCGTTCTATGAAGACCTGTTCCTGATGCTCGCCCAGTCTGACCGGCGCGAGATCACGGCACGAGAGGTTGAGGAACGCCACGAAGAAAAACTGCTGGCGCTTGGTCCAGTCCTCGAGCAGCTGAACCAGGACCTTCTCGATCCTCTCATTGATTTGACCTTCAACTTCTTGGAGCGGCAGGGGCTGATCCCCGAGCCGCCCGAAGAACTTGAAGGCGTGAAGCTGAAAGTCGAATACCAGTCGGTCATGGCCCAGGCCCAGAAACTTGTGGGCATCGCCGGGCACGAACGCTTCTTGGGCTTCGTCGGCAACACGATCAAGACCACGGGCGATAACTCGATCGGCGACAAGGTGGACTTCGACCAGTTCATCGACCGCTACGCAGATCGCCTCGGCATCGAACCGGACATCGTGCGCACCGACGAGAAGGTGGCCGAGATCCGTGCTGAACGCCAGAAGGCTGCGCAGGCGAGCCAGGTGGCCGAGACACTGCCACCGATGGCGAAGACCGCGAAAGATTTGTCAGAGACAAGCATGGAAGGGGATACCGCGCTCAACCGGCTGATGGCAGCCGCGCAGGCCGGCGCACCCGTCCAGCAATAGGAGAACTTAATATGAAGAAGGTATTTGGAACAACCGCGCTTGCCGCTCTCTTGTGGCTGGCCGGTGCATCTGCCTCAGAGGCTGTCACCATCAGTTCGACGACAGCTGCAGACACGGCGACCCCGCCGATTCAGTTGCAGGTTGGCGAATCGGCCACGTGGTCTGTCGCTGGTCTATCGACCGGAACGATCGCTTTGCAGAGAAGCAGGGATATGGCCACCTGGGACGTCGTGGCCACATCGGTCACAGCGGGCAACATCGCTTGGAGCGGCACTGTTCGTGCCGAAAGTCGCGCGACCTTCTTCCGGTTCCAGGTGTCGACGATCACCGTTGGCCAGGTCTACATCACCCAGATTGCTGACGTTGACGATCCCGTTCAGACCATCGCGAATCACAAGGGACTTCCGGTCGTTCAGATCAACGATGAGAGCATGCGCGTTGCGGGCAACTTTGAAAGCACGGGTGTGCTGCCGAGCACGGCAACAACTTCTGGAACCAGTCTCGGCAACTCGATCCCGATGTGTCTATCTGGGAATCTTGCCGCTATCGAAGGACACCTTCTGGTTTCGACGCATGCGGTGGCGGGCTGCGGCCCAGCCGTCATGGTCTCGACGCTGACGATCGATGTCACGACCTGGTTCGGTATCGCGAAGGCGGCTGCATCCACAGGTTCGATCGTCGATGTCTATTACGACGGATTTGTTCTCGCGCTCACGACAGGCACGGTGAACCCGGGAGACACACTCGTGTCCACGAACACAGTGCGTGGCTATCTCGGTGCGGACACGACTCCCACGACTGGCGCTGAAGTAGGCATTGCGATGTCGGCAGGAACAGCTGCTGGCGGGCGCGTGAAGATCAGGATGCGCTAGTGGCCAACGCCGCAGACGCAGAGCAGGTACAGGCTGCGGGCCGCAAAGAGCGGTTCCGCAACAAGCAAGAGCTCGAGGACGTGCGAACGATCCTCGAACTTCCGGCCGGACGACGCTTTGTCTGGCGCTACTTGGAGAAGGCCGGGATCTTCGAGACCAGTTTCACCGGCAACAACACAACGTTTTTCAACGAAGGACGGAGAGATATCGGACTGAAGCTGCTCGCTGATGTGATGCAGGCCAAGCCCGAAGCCTACGTTCAGATGGCACAAGAAGCCGAAAAAAGAGAGGTAAACAATGCCTGAACCAATTGAAACCCCGAACCCGGCCGAGTCCGGTAAGGAAACACCACCGGCAACACCGCCAGCGGATCAGAAACCGCCGACGGAACCGGCCAAGCCAAAAGACACACCAGCCACACCTCCGAAGACCGAGGACGCACCGCCAGCGAAAGTCGTGCCCGAGAAGTACGACCTGAAGCTGCCGGACGGTTCGATTTTAGAAACGAGCGTTGTGGACAGAATCGCTGCGATTGCCAAAGAGCGAGGCATGTCCCAGGAAGAAGCGCAATCGTTTCTCAACGAGCAAAACCAGAGTGTTGCGACCTTCGTCGAGGAAAGAAAGAAGTCGTGGTTCGAAGCTGTCAAGGGCGACAAGGAGTTTGGTGGAGACGCGTTCACGGTGAACGCCGAGCTCGCCAAGCGAGTTGTTCAGCGCTTTGACCCAAGCGGCGAACTGCAAGCAGAACTGGACAAGATGGGTTACGGAAACCACCCAGCGATGTTCAAGTTCGTAACTCGCATCGGGAAGGCGATGTCCGAAGACCAATTGGTTGTGCCTGGCGCACAAACGGGTACGACCAAAAAGTCGATGGAAGAAATCTTCTACGGCGAGAAATCCGACAAAAAGGAGTAACACGCTATGTCAACACTCGCAGCTAACGTTCTCACGCTGGCCGATTGGGCGAAACGGCTCGACCCCGACGGCAAAGTTCCATCTATTGTTGAGCTCTTAGCACAAAGCAACGAAATCCTCTCAGACATGCTCTGGAAGGAAGGCAACCTCCCGACTGGCGATCGCACCACGGTTCGCACCGGTCTTCCGACTGCGACCTGGCGCTTGCTGAACAACGGCGTCACACCGTCGAAGTCCACGACCGCTCAGATCGACGAAGCCTGCGGCATGCTCGAAGCCTGGTCAGAAGTCGACAAGGACTTGGCAGAACTCAACGGCAACACCGCTGCGTTCCGCTTGTCCGAAGCCGGAGCCTTCATCGAAGCCATGAATCAAGAAATGGCCTCGACGATCTTCTACGGAAACAGCGGCACAGACCCCGAAGAATTCACGGGGTTGTCTCCACGCTACGCATCCTCGTCTGCCGGCAACGGTCAGAACGTGATCCTCGGTGGCGCGGCTGGCGGACAGACCGACTGTATGTCGATCTGGCTCGTCGTGTGGGGTGCGCAAACCATCCACGGCATCTTCCCGAAAGGGTCGAAAGCCGGTCTTCAACATGACGACCTCGGCCTGCAAGTGGTGGAAACCACCGCTGGCGTCGCTGGGAATCGCATGATGGGGTATCGCGATCGGTGGCAGTGGAAGTGCGGCATTTCGCTTCGCGACTGGCGGTTTGCTGTTCGCATCGCGAACATCGACCTGTCGGCCGACAACGCCGATCTCGTTGAACTGATGATCAAAGCGGTTCACCGCATTCCCTCGATGGGGATGGGCAAGCCCGTGTTCTACATGAACCGGACCCTTCACCAGCGGCTTGACCTGCTCCGTCGCAACGACATCATCAGTGGCGGCGGATTGACCTGGGACACGGTTGACGGCAAACGTCAGTCGTCGTTCCGCGGGATTCCATGCCGCACCGTTGACGCGCTCACTCAAGGCGAAACGGCGATCGCTTAAGTCTGAAAAAGGAGACAAAAATATGATCTTAGACGCCCAAGGACAGTTCTCAAATTCACAAGCTGTTACAGCGAGCGCGGTCGGGACGAATGTCATCGACCTCAGTGTAGACCGGTCCATCGGAAACGGTGAACCGTTGGCAGTCGTGTTCAACGTGGAAGTGGCCGCCGACCAAACCAGTGGCGACGAAGACTACACGTTCGACGTTGAATACGCGTCGGACGCCGCTCAGACAACCGGCCGCCAGCTTATCGGTCGCCGCATCTTCGAGTCAGGCACACCAACTGCGCCGGCGCAGGATGCCGACCTCTTGGTTGCTGGCTATGTGTTCGCCATTCCGATCCCCCCGACAGCCCTTAGCGAAAGCGAAAGGTATCTCGGGATTCGGTATGTGACCGCGGGTAACACCCCGACGATCACGGTGAGCGCTCACCTGGTTCCGTTGAAGTCGGTTCCGATCCACAACGTCTATCCTGACGCGATCACCATCAGCTAAGGAGTAGCGCATGAAGGTTCGAGTTATAGGTAAAGGCTTCTGGCAACCGGTCGGTGAACCCGGCCGGCGGCCGAGGCTCGGCGAAATCCTCAACATATCGGACGCGAAGTTCTCGAAAGGGCACAAGCGTGAAGGGCAGGTCATCGCCTTCAATCCAATGTGGATGGAAGCCGTCGATGCCAAAGCCGTGAAGAAAGAAGTCAAGCCTAAGGATGAACCGGTCGCGGAAGCGGTCGGTGAATCCGAAGAAATATAGATGACCGAGCAGTCGGGGTACCAGTCCCCCTGGCTGGGCCCCGGCTGCTCTTCATCGAACGGGAGGATTTATGGCAGACGCAGTAACAACAAATGTAATTGACCAGACGCCAGATCACTATGTCGTGCATCTGACGAACATCGGTGATGGAACCGGCGAATCGGCGGTCATCAAAGTAGACAAGTCAACGCTGATCGCGAGCGATTTGGCAGAGCCAGCGAGCCTTGATATTCAGCAGGTGCGCTGGGCGATTCAGGGATTTACGAGTGTGCGCATTCTCTGGGATCACGCGACGGACGATGTGGCTTTGGTTCTCTGTGGAAGCGGTTATGACGATTTCCGTGGATTGGATTCTGGTGCTCCCCCGCGGGCAAGACTGGAAGGCCTTAAGGATCCGCGATCGGCTGGTGGTGCTGGCGACATTCTTCTGACGACGAACGGCGGTTCATCCGGCGCAACGTATGACATCACGCTGTGGCTTCGGAAGAATCCAGCCTAACGGGTAGCCAGGCTACCGCGACATCCAATGTATGGGCTCAAGCGAAGGATACTCTCAAATAATTTCGGTACCGAGGAGTTTATGCCAACTCTAAACAACGACCTAGATATGAACAATTTCCGTTTCAAAGACGGAGCTCAGAACAAGTACACGGCGGCCGGAATCCCAACGCCGAATTACACGCTCTCTGAACTGATGTATTCACAGAAGGCGTTCATGACTCGTCTGCCGCTCAACCAGTTCAAGATCAAGACGAGCAACGCAGCCATAACCGGTGGCGTCGGGATCTCGGGCTGCTGCTTCATTCCAGAAGCCGAATTGATGCTGTTGGTCGACAACAACGCCCTGAACATCAGCGTGTACAACGCATTTGATATCGGCGGGGCAGAGGTCGGCAACATCACCCTGACGAACTTCACTGATCCAGAGTCGTGTAAATGGATGTACAACATTTACGATGCCGACCGTCGTCCTGTTCAGGCTGTGATCTGCATAACCGAAGAACAAACGAACGATGTTGTCATCGCGACGATCAGCTTGACGACGATCAGCCAGACGATCAATAAGAGCGCCTTGGTCAACGCCGTTCTGCTGACGCCGACTGGTATGTGGACTGACGACGCGACTCTTGGCATGGAGTCGATCGCATATGACCCCTACCGCAACGTCCTTTATTGTTGCAAACAGGACACGCCTTTTGATTTCCGCGTTATTCCCTTAGATGGGTCTGCATCGCCAGCGGCTACGGAACCATTCGACGCTGAGACACTGTGGTCCGCGACGATGCCTGCCGTCAACGACATGGCGTTCGATCGAGCGACCAGAACACTATTAATTATTGGCGACCAGACCGGAGCGTCGAACAACAATCAGGACATCATTCGCGTAGATCCCTATACGGGCACGATTCTCGAAACGTGGAACAACTTTCCAGACGATCTTGGTCTGAATGTGGCCACGCATGGGCAGTCGGAAGGTATCGATGTGTCGCCCGACGGGCAGTATCTGTTTCTGTCTTCTGAAGGCAATGAGCTCGTAATCTGCGAGCGGCGATCGCCGAACCTCGTTCAGCGAATTTCTGAACTGACGACCCAAGTCGGAAACGTGGGAGTCGGCGAAGACGATCTGCATTCTCACTCGATTCCCATTGGCACGCTCGCCAAGAACGGCGACCGCCTGTTGTTCTCGGCGTCTGGAACGTTCAGCGCGAGCGCAAACAACAAGCGGATCCGTGTACGTTTTGGAAGTTCTGGAACGTCCCTCATTCTGGATACGACATCTCTCGGTATCACTGGCGCAGGATCATGGCTTTTGGAAGGCGAGATTATCCGCACCGGGGCCGCGACGCAGAAGGCCTGGGCACACATCGTGTCAACGGATGCCCTGCTCGTCTCGTTGCCAGCTGTGGTGACCAATCTGGACCAGAACAACATTACGGGCGCAGTCAATCTACGCATCACAGGTGAGGCGACGTCGAACAACGACGTGGTGATCGAGTCTTCACAGGTGTTCGTGATCTCCGTTCCATGATCAGTGGAAAGCGGCGACTGCTGTACGGCAACAACGTCAGCGTCACTTCTGAGTTCAACTATAGCCAGATTCCGGGTGTTAGATATTGGCTGCAATCGAAGGACGACTCGTTCGTCACCTACGACGGAGGGCTGATAATCAGCGAACAGACCGATCGAGTTCTCGGTCTGAGAATGATCGCGACCGGCGATGTTACGTTCTTCCCGGCGCCGACGCTCTTTGCAAATGAAGGCGCGAGTCTATTCGACCCAACGCAATACCTGCGCAGCGTTGACTTGGCGACTATGCCATCAGACGACACAAACGGGTGGGTGATCTACGTAACGCTGCCGGCGCCAGCTGTCGATGGCGAATGGATGTGGACCCAGGGCTACTCGTTCCTGGGCGGCACCCATATGGGCATGAAAGCCATTGCAATGGGCGGCGGAGATTTCAGGCTCGCATTTGACCACAGGGCTGGCGGCGGTACTCCGAATGTCATTCGCGGCAACACAAATATCAACACCGGCGGGACATTCGCTTTCGAAGTGCAATCGTCTGGGACGGGGTGGTCTATGCGGGTCAACAATGCGGCCGAGACCATGACCGTTGTGTCTGGACTGAACAATGGCGACTGGTTCGGTGATCTTCTCGCGGTGGACAACCTGTCGATAAACAGATACCCGAACTCGATATCAGACGAACTAGGAATGGTCCAGGCCTTTGGCTTGATGCTGATTGGCGAAGGGTCGATCCAGCCGTCGACGCGGACACTAATTTACGAAAAGATCGCCGAAGAGTACCCGGAGATTGGCCTGTGATGCCGAAGCCCGTGCAGGACAGGCTTGATGCAAACACTGGAAGAACGGCTCATCCGAATGCGCGTGCTGGGTGGATTATGCGCGGCGGGAGTGAAGCACTAATCGACTTTTTGGGGCGGATCACGATGCACAAATTTGAGACATTCGAGCTGGTCAATCGGCGTTCTGACTCGATCGAGGTCAAGGCCGAAGAACTGGACGCAGTGGCGGTCGCTGAATATGAGGGCAAGATCGCCCGGGCAGAAGTGGTTGACCCGCCCATGATCGATGCAGAAACCGGCGAAGTCTACAACGGCCGGCATCGCCTTGAAGCCTATAAACGACGAGGTGTCGTAAACGTCGGCGTGATCTTGTGCCATCGAAGGGCCGAGGCCGCTGAAGGAATTGAACGGAGGTAGTATGCCGAGCTCAACTGAGATTGCAAACTTTGCTTTGTCGCACCTGGGTGTCGGGAAGACCATCTC